GGTTGATAGTCATCATGAAATATCTTTCACTGTAGAGCAAGAATGGATTGGATTATTAAAACAGTTACTTACAACTGTTTATATAGCTTATTTTGGATCACGAGGGGTGGAAAAATTCAAATCTATAAGTAATAATAAATAGTAAGAGTATTAATTAAATCAAATAAAATGAAATATGTAAAAATAGTATTGTACATACTTTTATTACCTGGTTATCAATTCCTAGCCTATGTGCTTAGGCAATATCCAAGTACACAAAAGTATTCCTGGGATATGAGCATACCTATGTTAGTTATATTTTTAACAGTTGTGTGGTTTGTATACGGTATTAAATTAGTAAGAAAAACAATTAAATTAAATTAAGATGGCAAAAGTAAAAGAAATAAAAGAAGTTAAAAAAGTAAGTGCAGAAGAGTTAAAGGTAATTCAAGACCAGCAAAAAAACTATCAACAAATAGTGGAGCAGTTAGGTTTAGCCGATGTTAGAAAACACGCTTTGTTAGCACAGTTAGATTCGTTAGTTCCAAAGATTGAAGAAACCAAAAAAGCTCTTGAAGGTAAATATGGAAACATAAACATCAATGTATCAGATGGTGCTTTCAGTGAAATAAAATCTGAGGAATAATGGACAGTGTAATAAGAAAGATAAGTATAGGTTCGGACTATAAAAACGACGCTATGCACTATTCAGTTGGACAGATTGTCTATGGTGGTCATGAAATCGCTTATATAACATATGACCTAGAAAGTAATTCTTATAACATACATATTAAAAAAAACAATGAGGTATTGCCATGGAAGAGATTTAACTCCAACATGGCTATATCTATTGAGTATGATTTAGAATATTAATGAAAAGTGTTTATGACTTTATAATTGAACCGTTAGGTGAAACTTATAATAATAAAAAAAACGTAGCTGGTAAAGAGCTAGTGTTAAATACTAAAATAGAGAACTACAAGTTTATAAACAATGTAGCAAAAGTATTAGAAACACCCTTAGCTTATGATACACCTATAAATAAAGGTGATTTAATATTAATACATCATAACGTTTTTAGAACTTTTTATGACGTAAAAGGTATAAAGAAAAAATCTAGATCTTACTTTAAAGATGATAGTTATTTCTGTGCTTTAGATCAAATATATCTTTATAACCCTGGTGATAAATGGAGATCAGTAAACGATAGGTGCTTTATAAAACCCTTAGAATCTAAAGACTCACTAAGAACAGATAAAGAGCAAAAGCTTGTTGGTATATTGAAAATAGGTAATAGCTCCTTAGAAGAGCTAGGAATAAACGAGGGAGACTGCGTTGGGTATACTCCTTACGGAGAATATGATTTTGTGGTAAATGAAGAGCGTTTATATTGTATGAAATCAAATGATATTGTAATTAAATATGGAAGTAAAGAAAACCAAACAGAATATAATCCAAGCTGGGCAAATAGCGGTTGAAGAGTTAATCAAAGTCGCTAAAGAGCCCATTATAGATTTTGGCCCTGACATATCTGCAGATAGATTAAAAAATGCTGCAGCTACAAAAAAGCTAGCTATATTTGATGCGTTCGAGATATTGCAAAGAATTCAAGAAGAGGAAAATATTATAAACGAAATACCTAAAGAGGCTAAAGAGGAAAAGTCTTTTAAAGGTTTTGCTGAAGGAAGATCTAAGAAATAATGTATCAACAAGATCTATATAGAGTATTAAAAAACCACGTTAAACCTAAGATTCTTAAACGAATGAATAGGTATAATAAGTGGGAGTATGGATATAACGAAGACCACGATATGGTGGTTATATCTAAGACGGGCAAGGTAGGTGAGATATATGAAATTCAAAACCTCAAAATAGCATTACCAGAAAAACCTGAAATTGTTGAAACTTTAGGCAATAACAAGTGGGAAAGAAAACAATTACCAGTAGCCTTTAAAAAAATAAAAACAATATTTGATTGGGAAGATTATCCATCTGATTTTAAAGAACAATGGTATGATTACATCGATAAAGAATTTACTTACAGGGAAGAGGGTTTTTGGTTTATTAATAAAAACAATCCTACCTATATTACTGGCACTCACTATATGTACTTGCAGTGGTCCAAGATTGATGTTGGGAAACCAGATTTTAGAGAAGCAAACAGATTATTCTTTATCTTTTGGGAAGCTACAAAAGCAGATGACAGATGCTATGGAATGTGCTACCTTAAAAACCGTCGATCAGGGTTTTCATTTATGTCCTCAGCCGAAGCAGTCAATCTTGCTACAATGTCTACGGATTCAAGATACGGAATATTATCCAAATCTGGTTCTGATGCAAAAACAATGTTCACAGATAAAGTTGTACCAATATCCGTTAACTACCCGTTTTTCTTTAAACCAATCCAAGACGGTATGGACAGACCTAAAACTGAACTCGCTTACAGAGTACCTGCCTCAAAGTTTACTCGTAGAAAATTGGAAGCCAATGAAAAAACCCAAGAGATCACTGGTTTGGATACTACCATCGACTGGAAAAACACTGGTGACAATGCCTACGATGGAGAAAAATTAAAACTACTTGTACATGACGAAAGTGGAAAGTGGGAAAGACCTAACAACATACTTAACAATTGGCGTGTTACAAAAACAACACTTAGACTAGGATCAAGAATTATTGGTAAGTGCATGATGGGAAGTACTTCAAATGCTCTAGATAAAGGAGGAGATAATTATAAAAAATTATACTATGATTCAAACGTCAAAGAGAGAAACGCCAATGGACAGACTCGCTCAGGACTCTATTCTTTGTTCATACCTATGGAATGGAACTACGAAGGATACATTGATTCTTATGGCATACCTGTATTCGACACACCAACTAAGCCTGCGGAAGATCCGCATGGTATCAAGATAAAACAAGGTGTTATAGGATATTGGCAGAATGAAGTCGATGGATTAAAAGGCGATCAAGACGCTTTAAATGAATTTTATAGACAATTTCCAAGAACAGAAGAACACGCTTTTAGAGACGAAGCTAAGTCGTCTTTGTTTAATCTAACTAAGATATACGAACAAATAGATTATAACGGTGACGTAGGTAAAACAAAGCTAGTAACAAGAGGTAATTTTATATGGGAAGGTGGAGTAAAAGATACAAAAGTTCTATTCGCACCTAATACTAACGGAAAGTTCTACATAACATGGGTGCCTGATATACATCAGCAAAATCAAGTTATAATAAAAAGAGGTATAAAATACCCGGCGAATGATCACATGGGCGCTTTTGGATGTGATCCATATGACATATCTGGTACGGTAGATGGTAGAGGTTCTAATGGCTCTCTACATGGTTTAACTAAGTTTAGCATGGATAATCATCCAGCTAATCATTTCTTTTTAGAATATATAGCTAGGCCTCAAACAGCTGAAATGTTTTTTGAAGACGTACTTATGGCTTGTGTGTTTTACGGTATGCCAATACTAGCTGAAAACAATAAACCTAGATTACTTTATCATTTTAAAAGAAGAGGTTATAGAGGTTACGCAATGAACAGACCGGATAAATTAAAACTATCTGTAACGGAAAGAGAGATAGGTGGAATACCTAACTCAAGTGAAGATATAAAACAAGCTCATGCAGCTGCTATTGAGTCTTATATAGAAGACTTTGTAGGTTTAAGGTCAACCGGAGACTATGGAGACGTGTATCTTCAAAGAACTTTAGATGATTGGTCTAAGTTTAATATAAACAACAGAACGAAGCATGATGCTTCTATTAGTTCTGGATTAGCTTTAATGGCTTGTAATAAAAACAAATACAGACCAATACCAATGAACGTAGTAAAAAACTATGATCTAGGTTTTAAAAGATATAATAATAAAGGAACAATATCAAAAATAATTGAATAAATGAAAATGTATACTAACTCAAATAGCGCCTTTCCAAGTCAGGTAGTACCGGATGCAGAAAAAGCTTCGTGGGAATACGGTTCGCAGGTAGCACAGGCTATTGAGACAGAATGGTTTAATCAAGGAAGAACTAACGGTAATAGATATCTTACTAGTTTTAATAATTTTCATCATTTAAGATTATACGCTAGAGGAGAGCAACCTGTTCAAAAATACAAAGACGAGTTATCTATCAACGGTGACTTAAGCTACTTAAACCTAGATTGGAAGCCAGTGCCTATTTTATCCAAATTTGTAGATATAGTTGTTAATGGCATATCTAGTAAAGAATATGATATTAAAGCTTACTCTCAAGACCCAGAGTCTGTAAAGAAAAGAACCATGTATGCAACTTCTGTTGCTGAAGATATGTTTGCTAGGGAACAAATGCAAGCAGCTCAACAAAGTTTAGGTATAGACTTACAGAGAACTTCACTACCTCCAGATGAAATACCTAGAACTCAAGAAGAACTAGAGTTGCATTTACAGTTAAGTTATAAACAATCAATAGAGATTGCAGAAGAAGAAGCTATAACAACTACATTAGCTAAGAATAAGTGGGAGTTAACAAAACGTAGATTAAACGAAGATTTAGTAGTTTGTGGTATTTCTTGTGCTAAAACAAGTTTTAATACAGCGAATGGTATAACTTTAGATTATGTTGATCCAGCTTACTTAATTTATTCATACACTGAAGATCCTAATTTTCAAGATATATATTA